GCTGTAGGCTGTACCAGGCTCCGTGCCAAACTTGACAAGGAGACCATCAGAGTTAGTCCAAGACATATTTCAATCCTCCCAATTAGACCTGATCCGTGTCAGTCACGACGGTCACGAGGTTCTCAGGCCTAAACAGCTTGAAGCCGTAGCGGCACGTAGTAACGTACTCTTCACGCTGGTAGTCCTTATTGTACTCGCTATCCACCTTCGGGGCCTGACGGATGTTACCAACGAAAGGAAGGACATCCGGGGCTGCAGAGAAGAAGATGTTGTTCACACCTGCCGATGCCGTCAGACCACCAATCGTTTCCGAAGCAGTANNGTTCGTGTAGAGGTGCTGCGAGACATAGACATCAAAGCCATAGATGTTGAACACGAAGCGCATACCCGTGACAGCACCATTGCGAACAATGCCATCCCACATCGGGTTATTGCTCAGGTTGACGATATTCGTCAGAGTGGACAGATTGTACTGCGCGCTCGGATCGATAATCGCCACCAGGTTCGTCATCGGGACATTGGCCTTCTGCAGGGCATAGAGAGCCTTAGCGAAGTCCTGCGGAACCAGGGTCTCGTTAGTACCAGAGCCAATGAACCGATGGTTTGCACCATTGATTGCGTTGGCATTGGCATTGGTTTGACCCAGAGGACCGACAGAGAGAACTTTATTCTCCATGGCCTCAGCGATTGCACGAGCCTGCTTGGGAACAAACATGCTCATCAACTCGCTCATGTAGAACGAGTCCTGCTTCATCTTTTCTGTGATGTAGGTAGCAGAACTCTTATACTGATCGATGGTGAAGGTGAAGTTGCCGGTATCCATCGCCGTATACTTCACAGCCTGACCTTCGGCGTAGTCCATGACTTCCGCCTGACCGATGCTGGGGATGTTCAGCGTATCGCCATCGGGGAAATCAGTGATCATGCGCACGTAGCGAGTGCCCATGAGTTCATCTTCGAGAACATCCTTAAGCTGCGAACTCCAGAGGTTCGAGCGAATCAGATGTTCGTTATTGCCAGTGCTAAAACCAGCCATAGCGTACTCCAATTATTCTTATTGTTGTTGAGGAGTGGCTAGGCTTCTGACTAAGATCGGGACTTAGTTGTAGAAAGCCTCGCCTTGAGCTTTGGCTTGAGCAAGCATCTCATCCTGCATTCTCATTCTCGCACCAGGGTCTTTCTTAAAGAGGTCCCTGTAGTATGCGTAGTTCTTCACTCCACCAGTTGGCGAAAGAGGAACAGAATGACTGCGGGGAGGAGCTTGGAAGAGATCGGGCTTCACCTGGGGCTGCTTCTCGGGGAGGTTCATGATCTTCAAGAAGGCTCCTGGCTGCTTCTCTACCATCTCAGTGAACCACTCTGTGGTCACCCCAAGGTCCTTGGCCCTAGTAGCCACCTTGGCCTGGTAGTCAGCGCCGTATGCTTCCTTCAGTTTCTCAAGTACCATATCCCGGTTAGCCTGAGCCTGCCGGATGAGTTCCTTTTCCTTTAGCTTTGCTTCAAGCAATTGCTCGATTGCGTTAGGATCGATTGGCTTCCCAGCAGAGGTGTCAGGAGTTGCGGGTACCTGTGGTGGGGCTACCGGCGTTTCCTTCGTTTTATCCTCCAGCTTTGATAGAAACTGTTCGATGGAAACTCTATTTGCTAGCTCACTGCGGAGCTGCTTTAGTTCATTCTGAAGGGTGTTGATATGAAGGTCTGATTCAGCTTTGCCCCTTGCGAGAGCTGCGTTGTCCTTGAACTTCTTTCCTTCACCTACGAGTTCAGAATAGTAGTCTTTAGTCTCATCCAACTGCGGGTCAGCAGGTGGGGTATTAAAAAGATCACTCATGGTCCAGTGATTATCCTTCTTTAGTAATTACCCACTCCAGTAGGTCTAACTGGGAGTTCAGGGCTTTCCTCTGGCCTGCTTGGTATGCCAAGCGATGAGTTACCTCTGGCTGAGCGAAATTATGTGGATCATTCTCGACGTAATCGAGGGTCTCCAATTGTTTCAGCAGGTGCTCCCGAAGGATATTAAAGAGAGGCCTAGCTGCTAGTAGTTGGTTAGAGAGTTTGGTTCTGTCTTCTTTGGTCTTCGCTGAAGACAAGAGGGAAAGCGGTATTGTTACGTTCATTGAGCCATCATTGGCATTTCGGGAGCAGTCACATCAGGGCTGTAGTCATCTGGAGCCAGCCCGCTGGGGGTCATAGCTTCCATACCAACTTGCTCTTGCTGAGAGTTCTGAAGGGACTGTGCCTGAGCCTGCTCAGAGAGCCGGACATACGGCTTAACGATATCGTAGTCTGTGATATCCAGTAGGTCCTCAAACATGAGAGCTAACTGGATGGTGCTGAAGTGTGCCTTGATCTCAGGGTCCACTCCGAGGGCACTCTGAAAGAAGGCATTCAGGTTCTGCACGCGCTCTGCTCTTTCCGCAAAGAGGCGAGCTGCGATGGGCTTGAGCTTGCCGGGGGCTGCGATGTCCTCTTGGGTGATCTGCATGAAGACCTGAGCTTGCGTCTGGTCATCGAAGATACGAATTGCAGTCTGGCTATCTAAGAGCCTACGAGCTTGGTCCAGCATCGAATTCAGGAGAGGCTCGAAGAGAAGTTCTTCTAGCTGGGAGGTCTTTGAAGCGAAGATTCTCCCTGCAGCATTCTCCATTCTCTGGACTTCGTAGGCTGTCTTTTCACCCGGTGTACGGAAGCCCATGGCTTCTTTCGGGGAACCTGCCATCTCCTCCATGATCTTCTGGAGGTTCTCAATTTCCATATTAGCCTGGAGAGCATTGACATCCGGGGACATCAACTCGACATCGCCGTCATCGCCCACCATGATGCGAGCCATCGGCTCCCAATCAAAATCCCCCACGAGACCCTTGATCTTCAAAGGGGGGAAGGTGATCAGGTCCATGAGATCAGCCTTCATATTCTCAATGTGATCTAGGCGGTATTGCATCCCCACGAGGTTATCCAGGGGACCCATGGCCCAGAGATTGTCCTGGCGGATTCTCCATCCACAGTGGAAGATTTGAGGGTAGCCGAAGGCTGAGGGATTCTCTTTGGTGCTGATGAGCTTGTGGCGATCAGCAATGGTGATCACAGCATTCTTATAGAACTTATCACCATCGATATCGTAGAAATCACCGTAGAAGGTAAGCACCTCGCAGTACTGGCTCTGGAGGTAGCTTCTGAAATCCGTGAAGCCATCCATACGCAGGAACTCGTCACGCTCAATCCAGTCACCGGGGTAGGTAGCTGCTTGCATGCGGAGTTCACGCATATAGTTGAAGAGAGCCTCTACATCCTCTTGGGGTTGCTCTTTTGAGAGCTTACCCATGAGGATCTTTAGCTCACCCAGGGTGATCACACTGCGGATGATCTTTGGGGATTCGGTAAAGGAAGGGGCTATCGGGTTGAATACGATATCCAGTGGGTTGATGCGCCGGGACATAGGCCCCACGTAGCCAACCTTCTCGCCACCCTCTTTGAGTTCCTGCCGATTATCTACCCACTCTGAGATAGCAAAGCAGTTACCCATATCGATATAGTCAGCTACGATCTTAATGGCTTCCTTCTTATACTCGGGATTAGCCATAACGTAGTTGACCATGTAGTTCTCGATGGCTTCGATCTTATCCTTCGTATTGCCATCCGAGGAGTCAGCTACCCAGTTCACTGACTTGCGCTTTGGGAACAGAGCGGCGATGTAATTAGCTAGCAGGTTGTCCCTGATCTGAGTTAGCTTGGGAACAGTGGTTTTATTTTTCCAAGGGAGCTTACTATTCGTAGTGTCAGTGGTATCCGTGGCGAAGATGTACTTTCTGATCTCAGCCCAGTCATCCTTCTTATTCTGACGCAGCATATCCCATTCGCGCCACATACCAGCAATGGAGCAAGCCAATTGATCCTTTACGAGAATGCCATCGAGATCGAGTGTTTTGCCCGCCACTATTCATATCCATTCATGGATTAAGCGATGCCTCCGAACCTACTATTTGCTAATTGCTTTGTTCTCATCCCACCGTAGCCACTCTGTGTGCCGAAAGAGGAAGGGGCTACCATGATGCTAATGAGACTTGAGAGGCAGTCCTTGATGTCATCATGGGGCGGATGCTGCAGCACTAATTCCTCTTCGAGGATGGAGCAGTTGCCGCCCAGGTAGTGGTACACTTGCTTATTCTGGTACCGGGGGGTGAGAGCTGCTTCCATTCTCTCTTCCTTGGACCCCTGGTGCCTATTAGGCCTATGGTCATCTATAGTGAGGGCTAGGCCATGCTTGCGGATGTAGTTCTCTTTGATATCCTTGACGATGACTTCCTGGGCTACAGAGACTTCAGCTCTCAGCTTGCGGAAATCCCACTTGGTGTGCAGGTGGAGGATACGATCAAAGTAGTCCTTGATTGAGCTGGTCTTGAACCTATCGATTTCCAGGATGAAGATGTTGTTATCGGAATCGATGCCAGCTACAACGATGGCTGAGAAATCAGCCTTCTTTCTCACACTAAAGGCGAAATCAATTGCAGCAAATACATTAAGCCTACGGTTTCGATAATACCAGTAACCGTTAGAGCGACGAAGGAACCCAGGCTCATAGTATTGGAACATGTCCCTCTGAATGGGTGAGCTGCCAGTGTCATTAGGGTCATTGTAGTACTGGGCTCTGAACTGGGTCTGATCGAGGTACTGGGCTTTCTTCTTCGCTAGAATTTTGGCATCGAACCCAAAGGGCTTACCATCGGCTCTAAGCTGACGGGGCCAGAGGTATTCCCCTGTGCCATCCCCGTTGGATTCCACCTGGGCTTGGTAGACCTCGAAGAGGGGCTCACTGGTAATCAGCTCACCTTCATCATCGAAGAGTTCTACGTTCTTCTCCATGAGAACCCCGTAGAGGTCCTTGGAGTGGTACCGGGTGCCAGCTACCCATTCCTCTGACTCAGCACCCTCGATGGAGGAAAGAAGGGAATACTGACTGGAGACCTTCTCTCTGCCTTCCTCGGTGTAGGCGTTCTCGTAGACTACGATGTCATCCAGGACTGCTACGTCGCAGTGAAGACCAGTAAGGCTTGTGGTGAGTCCCCCTGTGAAGACCGTGGGGTCTCTAATAGCCTCACTTCGCCGTATGGGGTGATCCACTGAGATTTCAGTGGCTGTCCACTTCTCTCTCTTTCCCTCATCAGGGTGGACCATCTCAGGCCAGTAAAGGCGATACTTGTCACTGGTGAGGATATCCTTGATGAACTTAAGCTGCTTCTCTGCAAGGTTCGCTGTGGAGCTGATGTAGAGGATGCGAACTGCAGGGTCCTTGGTGATCCTCCAGGCAACCCTGTAAGCTGTCAGGGCTGACTTCATGTGGTCTCGGGGGAGGAGCAGGAGCTGATGGCTCTTTGCTTCTGATCTAGTCCACCAGTTGATTACATCCCTGTGGACTGCTCCCAGTTCTCGCTGGGGGTGGATCAGCTTGATGAAGGTGGCTAGGTCTGCCTCTGCTGCCTCTCGGATAGCGAGGACTTTGGGGTTCATTGGTTAGATCGAATCCCCCTGGACATTCACGAAGACACCACCAGTGACAGCAGTGAGGGTCACAACTTCGAGGAGAGTGTTGAAGCTAGCCTCAATGGGCTGCTCGAAGGTGATCATCGTTAAAGGAAGGGCTGTAGTCTGGAGCTGGGTGCGCCAGAGAACTGTGCCACCAGCACCATCACGGATGGCTAGCTCAGTGGCACCGCTGAGGGTGGCTGTTTGAATCTGCAGGGAGTGAATACGATGCCTTCGGGCAGAGTCAGCAGCCTTAATGGGGACTGCCGTAGTCGTATTCACAATGCCACCAGTGGCAGCAGCGTAGCGCCAAGGGAGTCCTCGGATGATTGCACTCATGGAAGGTTGATCCTTCTTCTTTTTCTTTTGGTTTAGCTTGTCACTCTGGTGTCACAGCCAGGTGTAGTTTCGGGGGAAGCACCCCCTTGCTAATAAGGGGTTTTTCGCTTAAGACCCCCTTGGTAAGGGGGAGGTCGACAGTTCAATCCTGTCCGGCAGCACCAGGGTTTCTCTGGTTTTCCATTCCCCCTTGTCACTCGTGTGTCACTTAGGAGTAGGGAATGGCTACAATTCGTAAGCACGGTAACAGGTGGCAGTGCCAGGTGAGGTCTCGGGGGAAGTATGCCTCTAGGAGCTTCCTGGTGAAGGCTGATGCCGAGAGGTGGGGTAGGGAGCAGGAGATAGCCTTTGATCGCACTGGGCTCACTACAGCTCCACTGGGGGGCACTTTAGGGGACCTGGTGGGGAGATACCTTCAGGAGGTCACCCCGAAGAAGAAGTCTGCGAAGAATGAGGCTATTGAGCTGAAGGCTTTTCTCAGAGAACCCATTTGCGCCAAGAAGCTCTCTGAGCTGCAACCTCAGGACCTCAGTAACTACAGGGACCAGAGGTTGAGGAAGGTGAAGGCTAGCACTGTCAAAAGGAGTTTGAATACGATAAGGCATATGCTCCGTTGGGGTCATATTCCTTGGGATGTATGTTCTGTAGAAACACCACTTCAGCAGTCAGATAGGCGACTACATCCCGGAGAGCTTGAAGCTCTTTCTCAAGCTGCTCGATCCTGTCGCAATCCTTGGGTTTTGCCATGTGTCCTATTTGCGCTGGAGACGGGTCTACGGAGGGGGGAGCTGCTTGGGGCTACCTGGGGCCATCTGGACCCCCTCTTGCTTCACCTGAGTGTTCCTACGAGCAAGACGGGGCATCCTAGGACCGTAGTGTTGACTGAGGGGGCTAGATCACTTCTGGTGAATAGGAAAGGAAAGGATGCTGAGAGGCTGTTTCCCATTAGCGCCAATGCCCTGAGATTGGCTTGGGTGAGGCTGTGCAAGAGAGCTGGGGTTAAGCTTCGGTTCCATGATCTCCGGCATGAGGCTATCAGCAGGTTCTTCGAGAAGGGGCTTACGGTGCCTGAGGTGGCTAGCCAGAGTGGGCATAGGACTTTGAGCAGTTTGCAGAGGTATGCCCATCCCCATGTAGCTTCAATAAGTGCTAAGCTGAGATTCGCTCAAGGTCAGCAGTGATGTCTTTGTCGAGCTGGTGGAGTTCAAGAGCCTGCCTCTTGATCTCCTCCTTCGAAGTTCTGCCTACCTTACGCTCCTGCTTGTTCTCCACCCATCCCTTATCGATTAGGAACTTGTTAGCGGAGAAGCTGTTCTTCGAGCTTGTCTTGGCTTCCCTCTGGATGTTGGCGAGGGCCTCAGAGCGAACCTTAAGCTCCAGCTCCTTTCGCCATGCTTCGATCAATGGGGCGAACCATTTGCACTGGCAGAGGGCTTCCCAATGGGCCATGGAGCCAAAGTGCTTCTTGATGAACTTGTACTCAGTGAGGTCATTAGCCTCCATGTACAATCGGTAAAGGGAAGGATAGCCCTTATAGTCCTGCTCCTTTAGGGTCCAAAGGACTGTCGATTTATCAGCTAGGGTTTCCTCGTAGAAGAGACCCTTCAGAAGGAACTTGTTATTGATATTGACCAGTGGGTTGGAACTGGTATCCATTTTCACTGCAGACAATGGGAACCTATGGAAAAGAGAAAGAGAAGAAAAATGATCTATGGGTTCTTTAAGTATGCTTTAGCAACCCTTAGGGTTACCAATGTTAACCTAACTAATTAATGGTAATGGTATATACTACAGTTAGCCCTCATTGGATAGCTTATGGGCACTTTAGCTATTCCATATGGGTTCCATATGTATATACATATTATACTCCTTAAGAATTCCTTTGTCAATACCTAAAGTACCCTTATGGGCTCTTTTGCCACACTTTATGTGATCTTATGTCACATACCCTCTCTAGTTATTCATCTGGGATTCATATGGAGTGCTCCCTGAATCTTATGGGTCCCTCTTAAAGGGTAGCATAGGTATACTAAGGGGTGCTCTGTAATTTCTCTGGGAAATTCTAAAGGTGCTATTCACTAATGAACTACACCCCTGCACCCCCCTTATACCCCCTCGACACCAATGGAACTCTCCCTGTATTGACGAGAGGGGGAAGAGGAAGGCCTGAAGTTACCCTAGGTGTAATACACCCCAGCAACCCAATGCTATTCACTTGCCACCCCTAGCTATTCATCTGCCATTCATGTGCACTACCCCACCAATGAAGTCTATGAGTATCCCATTACCACATATACTTCAATGCTTTAGCCACACAATAGCCTTCCCTTTCCCTGCCACGGAGACACCAAGAGCTGCGCTAACGCGCAGTAGCAATGGGTATGAACAAAGAGGATAAGACACAGGCTATGGAGGATGCCCATGTAGCACCGAAGAGAAACATCTCTGTTCGCTTA